CGCTTCAGGTGTCACTCGAACCACACCATCATCTCCGTTAACGGCATAATCTGCTTTACGGGGATCAAGCCAACAACCTGTGCTTACACATCTAGTAAGCCACAGGCAGAATCCATTAGCTAAACACAAAATCGGAAAACTAACAATATTTCCCATAAGTTGTCCACGCTTCATGCGTTTAGGACTCTTGCAATACATTATATCTCCCTTCATATCAGAATCACATTCTATATCGCGATCACAGTTAGCATCTAGCTTAACCGCTCCGCCATAGAGGGATTCCGACCAAAGTTCTTTGGTACATGTAGAACAAGAACACTTATCAAAAATAACTTCACTAGCAATACGTGAGTATTCACTGTGTAAGTTGTCAGTAGAAGCTTCATAGTCAACAGACAAGAAAGCTTCCCGATCGTCTAATGGACCTACAGCACTAAGAAGATTATCAACATCGGCAGGTTCATCAATGATAAACTGTCGATTATTGGCCAAATGTCTATGAAGCTTCTGTTGAAAAGGCTTCAAATATAATACAGTACCACCTGGACCCTTTGATATAGTACGCACCTTTAGTGCTTCTATAACGGATTCAAAGATACTGACATTACACTTCGACTCGCCAACTAATTCATAATCATTCTTCGCAGCTGTAAATGCTTGTTGTCGTGCAAAATGATATGCGGCACGAGCATATGTTGTATCTATCTTACAAATACTTTGTCCCGTTTCCGGTACCATACTCCAATCGAGTTTTGGTAATTGCTCACCACAGAAGTAACGAATTACTTCTAACCCTCCGTCCATTATATCTCCATACATACCATACTCACTACGAGTTTTCTGATATGTTGCGGATCTTGATGGATCGTGAGGTGATAAATCTGAAGAATCCGACAAATCTAAATTCTCAACAAAGAGTCCAACATAGGACCTAAATAGAGAATAATAGAAGTTCGGACGATTCTTTGGATTGTCATTATAGTGAGGAAACGAATACCCTATGGGTAACAAAGAAATGTCAGGATACAATTCACGTTTGGGTTCTTCAGTAAGTTTGTGATAAGTTTTACACATCGCACGCAGCGCCATAGCCTTATCAGGGCGAGGCATACCACGTTTCGATAGTTTCAACGAATGACACAAACCCAACCACAAATTGTAGTTGTCTGTCGAACACTGTTTATTCAGAGAACGTTTTCTCCAGCTATCTAACCAACGACCAATCGTTCCGCATATAAGCCTATGGGGTTTATCACTCCCATATGCATTAGGCGGTAAAGGTTGATCAAGGGAAACACTGAAGAATGCGGCAAGTTTATACTTCATAAACTTAACCGCCAACTCATTGATGTACAAAGCACTATCGGACTTAGGCTGAAGCTTAATAGCATAAGCCCATGCTCGTGTAGTCATTAATTTGCAATGTTGGATTTTCG